GGATAGTCGTTATAAAGGTAATAACCTTGCTGTTAAACTCTATACATTCCTACTTAAAGATGAAGGAATCACACTTCGCGGTGGTTCTTCACAGTCTGCTGGTGGTAGATATGTTTGGAACAAACTAGCTCGTCATAAAGATGTAACTGTCTATGCAAAGAAGTCTCCTTATTCTAAAGTGATTGATTTTCCTAGATCAGGTCAACGTGAATTGGTATCTAGACGATTTGATTTGTATGATTCAAATGCAGAAATATTTGCAATTGCAGCCTAGTTTACTATTGACAAATGTTATTAAGTATGTTACTATTAGATATAATAAAAAATGAGAAAATAATTATGAGTAAAAAATCTAAAGCGTTAATGACTACTTTTCTTGGTAGTGATATGGAAAGAGTTGCAGTTATCCACTCTGCCTTTGAAGATTCTCCACGGACTGTTGCTTTTGTTGAAGTAGAAAAGTCTGTATCTTGGGAAAGGAAATGTGAAGTTGCATATGTAAAAACAAACACAATCAGCGCCCCTTGGTGGCGTAACGAAGGTGTAACTTCTATATTTGAATCTGCAACTTGTCGGTCAACGAGTGTTGGTGATATGGTACTAATTGGTACTGAGAAATTTAAATGTGAAAACGATGGATGGAGTAAGATATAATGAGTAGACGCCTTGAAATATCTCTTATGGGAAAGGATGAACTATCTATTGATGGTCAAACTAAGCCAGGAGGAAATATAGAAATACGTGAGTTTGAAGACGGAGAATGGATGGGTGGTTCTTATGCTACCTATGAAAATCTTGTAGAGAAAGTGAAAGAGGCATTAGAAGATGATTAAAGCTATGTTAATTGTTGCAAGTATGGGCATCAACACAGAGATGCCTGATATGGATACCTGTCTAGAAGCAAGACTTGCAATTGCATCACAAGATTCAACTATCAAGACGTTATGTATTCCTAAAGAAAACGAAACGGATAAGATGAAAGAGATGTTTAGTATTTTTATAAATATCATTGATCATCTAAAGGAGATAGAATATCTTGAGGGAACAGGAGGACAAGGTGGAGTATACTATGACACGTATCGATAATGCTCGAGTTGCTCTAAATAACTGTACATCTGAATGGTCTAAGCTATATTGGGGAAATGTTTTAAATTATATGCTAAAAGTGGGTAACAGGATAAACTAAATAGTATCATGGTAACAGTAACAGATCGTGCTAAAAAGTATATGAAGAGTGTAATTATGAATGGTGACCATGTGTCTCTCAGCGTAAAAGGTGGGGGATGTTCTGGTATGCAATATGTGTGGGATTTAAAAAATAATCTACCTGACGTTACATGGTCAGACCCTATAGAAGGCGTGTTGGTAGTCGATCCCCTAGCTGAAATGTATGTTATGGGTAGTGAGGTTGACTATGTAACAGAATTGGGTGGTTCTTATCTCGCAATAAAAAATCCTATGCAAACAAGTTCATGTGGATGCGGCGAGAGTTTTGGAGTATAAAAATGTTTGAATATAATTGTAAGATTGTTAGAGTGGTGGATGGTGATACAGTAGATGTTGATATTGACCTTGGTTTTGGTATATGGATTCATAAAGAACGTATTCGGTTGCATGGCATCGACACGCCAGAGAGCAGAACAAGAGATTTAGTAGAAAAGAAGTTTGGTTATCTTGCAAAGGAAATGGTTGAATCATTTATGCCTGTTGGTTCCACTCAAACATTAGTCACGGTAAAAGATAAGGCTGGTAAGTACGGCAGAACACTTGGTAAGTTTAAAATACACGATGGAAAAGAAGATAGGCAGACAACTTTAAATGAATGGATGATTGAGAATCACTACGCTGTGGCATATCACGGGCAATCCAAGGACGCTGTAGCAGGTGAACATCTTATTAATTACAAAAAGGTCATTGAAAATGTCGATCTTACTGAAGACCAGCTTTCTTTGTATATTAACTCTCGCTCTTAATGGTTGCTTGGCACTAACCGTAGCGGGTGGTGCAGTAGGACTTGCTGACTCGATTGAGAAAAATCGAAGGATGGATATAATAGAGAAGAGAATTCTCGCCTTAGAAACCCCCAAGAAAATATCAAAATTTAAGCCGTATATTCCTTCTTATACAACAATGGATACTTTTACCAAAAGTTTTTATGATACTATGTACTACAGAGATGGGAAAAAATGAATTGGTGGATTGAAGAATATAAACAATTTCATAAAGAAGAACGTGATTATGGAAATGGTGGAGCTCTCAAGTTTCATAAACTTCATATTGACGATCTAATCATCGACACGAAAGCAGAAACTTTACTCGACTTTGGTTGTGGTAAGGGTGATGTGTATGAAGTTAATGATTGGGACTGGCCTATGCCTACTCTGTATGACCCTGCAATACCAGAGCACGATGAACTTCCAGACGGGATGTTTCATGGGGTTTTGTCAACTGATGTGCTTGAGCATATACCAGAAGAACAGGTTCCCGATATCATTGAGCAGATATTCTCACGAGCAGAACGGTTCGTGTATCTTGGTATTGCAAACAATGAAGCAAAGGCTGTGTTGTCAGATGGTACAAATGCTCATGTAACTCGACAACCTGTTGAGTGGTGGAAGAATCAAGTGGAGCTCTATGCTCCTAAAGAAATATATACTCACATCAAAACGTATGGTGATAGCAATGGGTATGTTATATTAAACGAAGAAATATATTTAGAATGGATGCTTGAAAATGTCTGATGTTAAAAACAAATACAAATTTGTCCTCAAAAAGGTTAAAGAGCTTGATGAGGGCGGAACAGAATATGAGAAAGAAACTTATATTGGATTGACTGAGGAAGCTGGTCGATATGAGGGGGTGATATACAAATATGGTAAGGTATCAATCCCTGATGAGAATGAAATAAGTTCAGAAGGTGCATTGCCTTTTCGGTTTGAGTATGATATTATAGATAATAATGATCTACCACAAGAATACTTCAAGGAAGATTTTTTTGGATTGATCGGCGATATTTTAGTAGATATTATAACAACAGACATGCCTGAGGATACAAAACTTGACAACAATTGAACAAACAGCCCTATCTAACTTAATTTACAACGAACCATTTGCTAGAAAGGTACTACCCTTTATCAAGGGAGATTATTTCTCTGATCGTACTGAACGTATTGTATTTGAGGAGATACAAAAGTTTGTAGACAAATACAATGCTCTGCCAAATAGAAACTCTCTTGAGGTTGAGCTAGATAATAGAAAAGACTTAAATGAGGATGACTACAAGCGTGTGTTAACTGTAGTCAAAAGTCTAAAGAATGATGAGGATGTTAACTTTGATTGGTTGGTAGAGACTACTGAACAATTCTGTAAAGATAAGGCTGTGTATAATGCAATTGTGGATGGGATTAAAATTATTGATGGAAAAGATAAAGATAGAGGGGTTGATGCTTTACCTAGCCTTCTTACAGATGCCCTGGCTGTTGGTTTTGATAACCGTGTTGGTCATGATTATCTTCTGGATTCAGAATCAAGGTTTGATTTCTATCATAAAGTAGAGGAGAAGATTCCATTTGATCTGGACTTCTTCAATCGTATTACCAAGGGTGGATTACCACAGAAGACACTTAACATTGCTCTTGCAGGCACTGGTGTTGGTAAATCTCTGTTCATGTGTCACATGGCTGCAAACTGTCTTAGTCAGGGTAAAAGTGTCCTGTACATCACTCTGGAGATGGCTGAGGAACGTATTGCTGAACGTATCGATGCAAACCTCATGAATATAACTATAGATGATTTGCATGAACTACCTAAGCAGATGTATGACAGCAAGATGGATGCTATCATTAAGAACACCAACGGAACTCTAGTTATCAAAGAATACCCTACTGCATCAGCACACAGTAATCACTTCAGAGGACTGATCAAGGAACTGGCTATTAAGAAGTCATTCAAACCAGATATCATCTTCATTGACTATCTAAACATATGTGCATCATCACGATTTAAGGCGAATGGTAACGTCAACAGTTATATGTACATCAAGGCGATTGCTGAGGAACTTAGAGGACTTGCAGTTGAGACAAATGTACCTATCATGTCTGCAACTCAAACTACTAGGAGCGGTTACTCTAACAGTGATGTGGGACTAGAGGATACGAGTGAATCTTTCGGGCTTCCTGCTACTGCCGATCTTATGTTCGCTCTTGTTAGTAATGAGGAACTTGATGCTGCTAACCAGATTGCAGTTAAACAATTGAAGAACCGATATAACGACACAAATACCAACAAGCGTTTCGTAGTGGGTATAGACAGAGCTAAGATGAAACTGTTTGACGTTGGTGAAGATGAACAGAAGGGTCTAGTAGATAGTAATCAGAAAGAAGACAAGGAAACGTTTGCTGGGCCTGTATTTGATAAGACTGAATTTGGTGATGATTGGAAAATGTAATATTGACAAATACATATAAGTGTGATACTATTAGATATAAAATGAAAAAGGATAAATTATGATTGAAACAAATTATGCATTGAACACGATATTTTTTCTAATATCAGGTGCAATGGTTATGTGGATGGCGGCAGGATTTACTGCCCTAGAAGCGGGTTCAGTACGAACCAAAAATGTCACAGAGATTTTAACAAAGAATGTAGCACTATTTTCAGTAGCATCTATTGCATTTTTGTTTTTAGGTTACAGGTTAATGTATGGGTGGAATGAACCAGATACACATTCCATGTATGCTGATTTCTTTTTCCAAATGGTATTCGTTGCAACAGCAATGTCTGTTGTTTCTGGTGCTGTTGCAGAGAGAAAGAAGTTGTGGTCATTCCTAATATTTGCTGCATTATTCTCAGCGGTTATATATCCATTAGAGGGCTCTTGGACATGGGGCGGTGGATTCCTAAGTGAATTAGGATTTTTTGAT